GCAAGGTAACATCTCGCATCGTTAACCAGCGTGGAAAAATGGCCGAGCGTGACGCAAAGTACGACCGCATCCCCGTCATAAGGAACGCTGTGCAGGCATCGCTTAGAGCCACTTTTCGTCTTGCGGGCTGGCCCCTCGACAGCACGCACAGGAAGTGCACCGTGCTGCACGACATAATCACCCGAGGCAGGCTGTACAAATGCACCCCTGATGACCCCTCGCTCGTCCGATTCGACGACTGGGTGAAGCATGCGCCAAACGACGGCGGAACAATCAAAGTCTGGGGATGCCACCCGCTCGTGGCTCTGCAGCTCACCAAGGTCTACTCCAAGGTGTACTACTGCTCCGACTGGCGCGGCAATAACTCCACCAAGGACTCGCTTTGTGCTGCACTCGTTGGCCAGAAGTTTGATGTCGCGCCCTGCACGAAGGCAGACCTCGACTCGGACGGCAAGTGCAAGCTGCCTTTGCTGGTCAGCCGTTTCCATCCGCTGTGGAAGCCTCACATGGTAGAGCTCGCCAGGCAAGACTCCCCCAAGTGTTATTTCGGAAGTGACGCTCTCAATCTTTCACTCCGGCGTCACACTGACGATCGCCTTATCATGGATCACGTGCCTCATGACCTCGGCATTGAAAAGGACGCAATCAAAGCTTTTGTGCATGGTGAAATCACTGCAATCAGGGGTGGCGTTGTGTATCACGCTCCTCACCCTGCTCCGGATATGGTTGTCGAGGAGAGCCAGGTGGAGCTCGGCCAAGATTTCAAACGCGACTGGGATGCAGAGGTACGCCAGCTGGGCAGCACGCAAGACAGCGACTACAAAGACACAAACAAAGCCGTCTCGAAGGTCATGCGCACATGCACCGTCCCAGACAGGCTCACTCTGAGGTACGTAGACGCTACATTCGGCTCTAGCAAAACAGATGCGTTGGTGGCGGCAATTGCCACTAAGCAGAAACGCGTCGATTTCGTTGTGACGCCCACGCGAAACTTGCGAGATGAGATCCTCGAAAAGCTACAGTTCAGCAGAGTTCAGGACACAGCTGTGGTCACTTGGTCGAAGTTCATAGGCTCCTGCCTGCCGCTCATGCGTGGCAAACGCTACAACGTGGTATTCGATGAGGGGTGGCAGCATGTGCCCTCGCATGTCGCTGCGACTGCGTCAGAGGGCCACAATCTCTTTCTCATCGGTGATTCTGACCAAATGTCGGCTTCTTCAAATGATCGCCACTTTCTCGGTGGTGACATGGCGCAGTGGATCAAGAGGAAGCCTGGAAAACAGGTCGTATCCTACTCCGTGCCCGTGGATGTGGCTATGTCTTTACGCTCCGGCGTACCGCGCGCTGAGACTGTGGTGGAGAAGATGGGCATGCATGTGAGGACTTGCTCGCATTTCCTCAACTCATTTGTGTGTGTCGCTGCGCAGACTTTGACCACAGCCACGACGACGCATGACGTGGGCTGTGGCCATTTCTTGCGTAGTTGCCCAGCTTACCACATGTGCTTCGGCACCCACGCAGCCACAAATCTGACTTTTGGTGACGTCCAGGTCAAGACCGTAGCCGCATCTCAGGGAGCAAGACATGCTTACACGTCGCTCTTCTTGGACACTGGTGCGCATTTGCTTGCAGGTGCCAAAGGCATGCGCGTGGTAGCGCTCACGCGGCACACGCAATTGTGCTTCGTTGTGCTCAACAAACATGAGTCGCTTTACCACATGAAAATCGTGACTGGCTTCTCCTCTGAGACAACGCGGTCCCAGGAGCATTGGCGCGTGGATGTCGCCGGGCGTGGAAGACGTCAACCACCGCTAGTGGCGGGCTCCCTCATCCGGGGCTACTCTTACCCAGTCAATGGAGGGGGCTTCTACAACTCAAGTTCTTACGTTTACGAGTACCCTCTTACGCAAGACATCGCTCTGGACGACCTGCCGGTATGTGGGAAGGCCGATTTTCCCGCCACGCAGCCTGACACGGGACTGGACGCTGCGGTCAAGTGCACAGAGAGATTCTCAGAGCACATTGACTTCCGAGTGCCTGACGAGTACACCCTCATAACGCCTGTGGTACCTGCTGACCCGCTGGACGTGGACGGTTTCGCAGACCCTGATGCTCCTGCCACCATCCAAGGCAAGATTGATGCGAGGTATCTGCACACCACCTTCATGGCCTTCACAAAGTCAGCAGCCACGCAGTTCACATCAGCCATGTGTCTTCAAGGTGAATACACGATGAACAACGTGCTGCCGAAGGCTGCGTACGGACAGCCGCAAGGCCTCACGCAGGAGCTGCATGCTGAGGTGGAGACAGCGACAAACGCGTCCGTCTCGAGGTTGGAGGGTAACCGGCCCATGACGCTCGCGAAGAACGAGTTCAATTTCTTCCCGCGCACGACCCATATGCACAACATGGATCCGGAGATGTATTCAGGCTCGGTGCCACCCAACAACATGGGGTCGGCCTGCTTCCTGGGCTCAAACTACAACTTCAATGCCCAATGTCCCGCTGTCACACCTGCTGGTTCCGTCAACGCGCGCTATTGCTTTTCCAACTTCAGGCCTCCACATGAAGGCGCGCACATGAAAATCCGTCGAAAAGCGTGCGTCAAGAGGATCGCCGCTTGCCGCGGAAATGTCGACAGGGTCGCTGAAGGTGACTATGGCATTGATGCGTCGCCTGCCGTCGCTGTCGTCTCCAGCATGACGTCTCTTACCGACTCAGAGCGCGAGACCAAGTATTTCGGTTTGGGTGGACACGTGCAGGGCTTCTATCAGAACGACACACCAAACCAACAGCTCAACACGGCCATCGAGCGTGTCGGCAGAAAATCTGACAACAAGCAGCTGTGGTGCAAGAGCGACGAAGAGCATGCGCTCCTCCTCTTTCACGCTTTCGTCACAACCTGGTTCCCTGACGGCCTGCCGCTCTGCGCTGTCTCTGATGATGAGCTCTTCCAAGCTGCTGATGCCGACAAAGACGCGGCGAAGAAGCATGGCTTTGATGACGAGAAAGGCTGGATGTTTTATGGAGATGGTTACGCCTCTTCATGGAAGATCCCGGGCTTCAGTAAGACTCAAGCCAAGACTGGTGTCAAAGCTGGCTCTGATCTCGGACTCAAGTACGCATATGACGACAAGCTCGGCCACGTGGTCTACAAGAAAGGTGGACAGAGTGTCTCTCCCCAGCCCTACATCGTGAATTCCACTGTGGGTCTTATCATCAAGAAGATGGAGGGCACTTTGCGCGGGCCATTCAACAGCCAAAAGTTTGTGCCTGGCCACGGTTACCCGCCTGAGGTCCTTTTCGCCAAGATCCGTGACAAGTATGACCTCCACATGCGGGAACATGGCTACACAGACCGTGATCAGTATTGGGCTGACCTCTTCCACCTCAACTCTGACATTGATCAGCAGGACCAGAACCAAGATTGGGCGCAAATCCTCTTCCGCCGCATGCTCCACCGAGCCATGGGACTCCCCGAATTCGCTGTGCAGCTCATGGACACGCTCATGATGTCGTACACGTTCGATTGCGCGTATGTGCAAGTGCACGCCGAGCGAAACATGCAGTCAGGGCGCAAGGACACGTTGTTGGCAAACACTTGCCACTCTATGGCTGAGGTTGCTGCTTCCTTCCTCTTCAAGTCTCCTGCGTTCATCGCAGCGCAAGGTGATGACGCCAACGTGCCCTGCCTAGGCTTTGCCAGGACATGGTATCAGCCAGGCTACATCAAGTGGACCATCACGAAGGTCGGCGAATTTCTCAACTACTTCGTCACACCGCGAGGCTGCTACCTCAACATTCCACGCATGTACGCCCGCTTCACATCACGCGAGTTCATCACTGTCGATCGCGTCATCCAGCTTGCTGACAGTCTGCGGGCCTCCCTTGTCTACCATTCCACGGCGACCCAGCGGCATTTCGCGTACATGATCAACGCTCACCACTTCCAGTCGGTCGGACTTTACTGGTCGTATGGCGATATCATGATGATGGAGGAGACTATGCGCTACTTTATGCATGACGGGCTGGAGCTGGCAAGATATCGTAAGGCGGGCTTCTTCAAGAGCATGCCCAACTTCGGAACAGGCATGGCAGCTCTCCTCATGCCCACGATCTTCAAGAGCCCTAGCGTGCCTGCTACGCTCTCACCTGATAATCTGTTTCGTCATCTGCTAGTAGGCACAGATCGGAAGAACCCGCTCACCAACGTCTTCCAGCCCAAGCTACGCACGACTTACCAGTTGTCCTTTGATGGCGCGGAGCCCAACATCTTCCAAGAGTCGCAATAAAGGGTGTCCTACTTAATAAACACGCGTTATCTTTCAAAATCAAAGATGGACATCTTGCAGGCAATCTCAGAGCCCCTAGGCAGATCCGACCTTGTCACGGATGTGCGCTACTACGCAACCCATATCGCCGAGGCTATCGAGGAGGGCAGGCCTGCCCTACTCACGCTCGACGCAGTTGGCCCCAACGGCCTGCTCACCAGATCGCTTCGCGACGAAGCGCGCAAGTACGCCCGCTACCAGATCAGCAACCTCCGCGTCGACTTTCAGTGCTCCTCAAACCCCTTCAAGGTCTTCGGAGCATATGGAGTCGGCTTCCACGAGGATCCCCAGTACGCCATAGACCCCTTCAAATCTCGGCAGCGCGCTCTCACCCTCCAGCCCAACGGAAAGTCAATGTCTGTTCCCATCCCTATCTCGCAAGGCTGGCGCTATCTCCTCCCAGACAAGCAAACAAGGCGCACTTCCTCCTTCGGTTCTGTCTTTTTCCCCTCGTTCTGCGGGGAGAAGAACGGCAGCACCATCCAGCTTGCTGGGGCAGACACCTACCCCCCCCTTGCTACAGGCACCAAATCCACGGGCCGGCAAGGCATCACAGTGCTCGTCACCTACGACATCAGGTTCGCAGACCCGATTCATGTCACCCCTATGGTCACGACAGTGCGCGCCACCAAAGCAGCCATGCCCCTCAGCGAGCTACCCACAGGCGTCACTGTCAACTCCCATCTCGGCACACGCAGCACAGTCGCAGAAATGGTGCTCCAGATCGCAAACGTCAATACACTCACCCACATAGGTACAGTTGCGCCCAACATCATCTTCCGACCCTCCAAGAACGTCAAAGCACCTCAGTTTCATCAGGCTGCTCTCTCCAGAGATTCCTCGGCTTCTGCCTTTCAGGTGGACCTAGCACTCATCGACGCTACGAGCAAGGAAAAGGCAAAGCTCTCCACCGTGGTGAGGCACGCAGAGCTCATCCACTACTCCAAAGGGCCCACGATCCGAGTCTCAACCGGCGATTCATCCGTACTCGTGGAAACCGAGCTCTACAAAGTCACGCTCTATTTCGATGGCACGATACCCGAAAAGAAAGGGGAAGACTACTACCAGTTTCAATGGAGCTCGGTGCTCAAGGACGACCTCATCCAGGACATGCCCACACTCGTCGCAGCCTCCGACGGCTATACCGCGGACGACACCAACCCAGCCCTCGAACTCGCGACCAACCATCTATCTGTCTGGGGGGACCTCAAGATCCAATCACCCCTCCCGGACGGCTGGGGCATGTCAACCCATCTCCAAGACATCGAAATGGCACTCCTGGACGACAATTTCTATACCCTCAATATTCAATAAACACACACACACTTCAAAACGACCATGCAGTTACTTTCATTCTCACACCCTGTCATACTTTCATCTCACGACACACCACACTTGGCTGGGAAAACATTCACTTCACCCACATACTCCATCACGTCACCCGTACGCCAAGATCACTTTATGATATATGTCACACAACATACCTCACGCGATTTCCTCAAGGAGTGGGCAACAGACAACAGCCCAAAATGGCCTTACTCCCAGTACACAACGGACGAAATGCTCCCTCATCTTCCTTACCCCCTGCTATGGAAGATCAAATTTACGTACGTGGACCCAACATACACTCCATCCACCGGAGGCGCTGCCGACGTCTCCGACACCAACCCACAAACATACATTCACACTCACATTCTACCAGGCCCCGCCAGTTATCACACGCACCACTTCAACATGCCAAGGACGCACTACATCAACGGAATCCCTCACTACCTCAAAGAGATAAGCACAATCGCCCAACTCACATCTCGAGAGGCCCACGAGGACTTCGACTACAACCAGCATGGCGAATGCGTCACTGTATCTATTTCGGAGGAATCCAAATAAATAACCGAGCGCTTAAAATGTCTGACGAGCAAATTTCAGTCGAAACTGCTCCCACTTCCTTAGCTGAACCGCAAGCAGGCTTCACAGCCGCCAACCTTGCATTCAACAACGCTGAGGCAAAGTACTACTTCTCACATTTCATCCAGCCTGTCACAATCCACCACACACACCAGCGCGGTGAGGTCATTGCCGAGTTCCCCATTGACTTACGTCTCCAACACGAATTTCGTGAATGGGCACTCAATTACCTTGACTACCGATTTGATGGCCTTGCCTTCGAGTGGACTCCGGTCTCACCCATGGGCACGACATCAGGCATGGCACAAGCGTATTTCATACCAGATCCTAACGTTTCTTGTATGCATGATACCACTGACAAAGCACGTCACCACAACCTGCTCCAAGCAGCCCGTGCTGAAGTCTCCGCCATGCTTCGCCCTCGCAACGCCACATCCTTTAACATCTCCACTTCTGGAACGAGATTCACACAAAACGACAACATTCTTCGCTTCGGCTCTTATGGCAAAGTTATAATTGTTGTCCTCTCTCCTCCTCAAGTCGGCGATTACTGCGAGTGGCATGTCAAGCTATCCGGCGATCTCCTTCTCTCCCGCCCAACCACTGCTACATACAACCGCGTCACCATCAAAGAAACCAAATGCAGCACCATCACTTTCACTTCAAGCGACGAACAACAGCTTCCCCGTTCTCTTAAGGCGGCTGTCACTTTTTCCAACGAACATGCACCCCAGCTCAACTTCACTCAAGCTGTAGTCTATTTCAATCGTCGTCTTGCCATTACCTTTTCACACCTCAAGACCCCTTCAGGAGCTGTCGCCACCAACCGCACTTACCATGTTTCACGTGGCCGTCTTCTCCAAAACTACGATCTTACCACCTCCAAATTCATCTACACACTTTACCTCGACGAACTGGACATTGCTCCATATTATACGTTCTTCAAAGATGTCACTCTGGCCGCCGGCCAGGACCTCTCTTTCACTTATGAAGTTCCCACGTATGACAACTTCCAAGCCGTCGCAGGCACATACCTCTAGTAGGTAGTCATGTCAGTCTGAGAAAAACTAATATTCAGATAGCCAACGTCCCGCGAAAACCTACATGACCCCTGCGCCCTATGCTTATTATCCTTCAAAATGGAATGCCTTTCCCGGTCTCAACTCTAAAATGA